CTCAATGGTACATACTGCAAGGTCCGTGCCACCCCCAGGACCTTCGGTCTTTCTTCGGGTTCTGGGACCTTCGGGTTCTGTTCGGGTTCGGGTTCTGTTCGGGTCCTGAACCCTTCGGGTTTTGTTCGGGGGTAGGGGGGACCCCCCCTTTTTTTGCGCCGCGCCCCCAGAATCTAATAAGACGGTTTTGCACGTTCTATCTGATAGTTTCAAGACTGTTTTCGTTTTTCTGGCGTGTAGGTTCTACCTAGCTGGTATAATCTAGTTTTTTTATTATTAGTATGTATCTGGTCTGGTTTAATCTAGCTGGTATATACTAGTACTAGTATAAGGGAGCGTGGGGGGTATTTTCTTAGGATTAGGCCCCCCCCCTTTTCCTGAGTAAAATTTTTTTGTAATTTTTCAAGATGGATATTACTACGATACAGGCTCAGATCGGCTCATTGCCTGATGAGAGGCAGCGTGAGATCCTTGCGTTGCTTGACGAGTTGTCCGGTGCTCGTGTCAGGGAAGAGGCTAACGGCGACTTCCTTTCGTTCGTGAAGGAAGTTTGGCCTGCCTTCATTGAGGGTAACCACCATCGTGTGATGGCGGACGCATTCAATCGTATTGCGAGTGGCGAGTTGAAGCGTTTGATCATCAACATGCCTCCACGCCATACCAAGTCTGAATTTGCTTCGCATCTATTTCCTGCTTGGTACCTGGGCAAGTTTCCTGATCGCAAGGTGATCCAGACTGCTCACACTGCGGAATTGGCTGTTGGTTTTGGGCGTAAGGTTCGTAACCTCGTGGGTTCTTCCGAGTATGCGAAAATATTTCCCGGTGTTGCACTGAGTGCTGACTCAAAGGCTGCGGGACGTTGGAACACGAGCAGTGATGGGGATTATTTCGCTATCGGGGTTGGCGGTGCTGTTACTGGTAAGGGTGCTGACATCCTGATTGTTGATGACCCGCATTCTGAGCAGGAGGCGGCACTAAACGATCCCAATGTCTACAACAAAACTTACGAGTGGTACACTTCGGGTCCACGTCAGCGGTTACAGCCTGGTGGCGCGATTTGTTTGGTGATGACTCGTTGGTCGAAGAAAGATCTAACGGGTCAAATTCTCAAGGCTTCCATCCAGAGGGGTGGCGCAGACGAGTGGGAGATTATTGAATTGCCTGCAATTCTTCCCAGCGGCAAACCATTATGGCCCGGATTTTGGCCGGTAGAACAGCTTGAGTCCCTTAAGGCCGAACTTCCGGTTGCAAAGTGGAGTGCCCAGTACCAACAGGATCCGACTTCCGAAGAAGGCGCAATCATCAAGCGGGAGTGGTGGAAAGAGTGGACAGAAAAAGACCCACCGAATTGCGAGTTCGTGATACAGTCGTGGGACACCGCTTTCTTGGCGAAAGAGACTGCCGACTACAGTGCTTGCACAACGTGGGGTGTTTTTTACACTGAGGATGGTCAGGCCAAGATTGTTCTTCTAGATGCGCTACAAGAACGTTTGGAATTTCCTGACCTGAAGGTTCGTGCATACGAGATGTACAAAGAATACGAACCCGACGCTTTTATCGTGGAAGCGAAAGCAGCGGGTAGTCCCCTGATCTTTGAGCTTCGCAGGATGGGGATCCCTGTTGCGGAATACACACCAAGCAGGGGGAAGGACAAAGTTGCTAGAGTAAACGCGGTATCGGACCTCTTTTTCAGTGGGCACGTTTATGCGCCGAAAACCCGGTGGGCTGAAGAGGTGATGGAGCAATTTGCATCTTTCCCGTTTGGCGATCACGATGACTTAGTTGATTCCTCAACACAAGCGTTGATCAGGTTCCGACAGGGTGGATTCATCAGTATGCATAGTGATTATCCGATGGACGAGTTGCTACCGGGACGTAAAGCAGATTATTATTGATCCATCAGCTTGCGCTGAATGAGATCCGTGCGAACTTGATGCACGCTAATTCGATGAGTACCGGAGTGGATTGATGGCGATAGATAAACCCCTTAATGGGTTATTTGACCAAGACGATTTCGAGATGGGTCCAGAGGGACTCCTTGTTGCAGAAGAAGATGAGATGCCTATTGGCGACTCCATACTTACCGAATTGGAAGATGGAGGCGTCGAGATTGACTTCGATCCGATGTCAGACTCCATGGGCATCGGGGAGGAATCTTTTGATTCAAACTTGGCCGAACACATCGAAGACAGTGAGCTTCGTACATTGGCAAACGATTGCATATCGATGTTTGATTCCGATAAGAGCAGTCGTTCGTCTTGGGAAACAACGTACAAGGAAGGGCTTGATCAGTTAGGTTTGGAAATTGAGGATCGTACCACCCCGTGGGCTGGAGCTTGTGGCGTATTCCACCCAATGCTTTCTGAAGCTGTTGTACGATTCCAAGCGCAAACCATCCAAGAAATCATGCCAGCCAAGGGGCCTGTAAAGACGCATGTCTGGGGTGTTGTGACCGATGACCGCGAGAAGCAGGCGCGGCGTGTTCAGGAGTACATGAATTACCAGCTTATTGAAGTCATGACCGAATATCGGTCTGAAACCGAAAAGCTTCTGTTCAGCCTGCCGCTCGCTGGGTCAGCGTTCCGTAAAATCTACTTTGATCCTTCGTTGGGCAGACCGACTTCGATGTTTGTTCCGGCAGAGGATTTCGTTGTGTCATACAACGAATCTGAGTTAGAACATGCAGAGCGTTACACCCACGTCATGAACCGAAGCACGAATCAGGTTAGAAAGCTTCAGGTGAGTGGGTTCTACCGTGACATTGAATTGACTGCATCCCACATCGAAGAAAATCCAATCACAACTAAATTCAATGAGATTGGTGGCGTCAAACCTTCGTGGGATAGCAATGAACGGCATCAACTCCTTGAAATGCATTGTGACGTAGACATACCGGGCTTTGAAGACCCCGATGGAGTCGCGTTGCCTTATGTCATTACCATCGACAAGAGTAGTTCCACGATTCTATCGATTTATAGGAACTGGTCCGAAGATGATCCGAACAGAATAAAGAAACAACATTTTGTTCATTATGGATATGTCCCCGGAATTGGATTCTATAATCTTGGCCTGATCCACATGATCGGCGGACTCGCGAAGTCAGCTACCAGTCTGTTGCGACAGTTGGTCGATGCGGGCACACTTTCCAATTTGCCTGGGGGATTGAAGACTCGTGGACTAAGAATCAAAGGCGATGATACGCCGATTATGCCAGGAGAATTCAGAGACGTTGACGTACCGGGAGGGGTCATTCGTGACAACATCACCTTCCTTCCGTATAAGGAACCTTCTTCGGTTCTTTATCAGTTACTTGGCAATATCGTAGAAGAGGGCCGACGCTTTGCGTCAATGGCAGATCTCAAAGTAGCAGACATGAACCAAGAGGCTCCCGTAGGGACCACTCTTGCGATCATGGAGCGGGCAATGAAAGTACAGTCCGCGATCCAGGCCAGAATTCATGCCAGCCTAAAGCAAGAGTATAAAATTCTTGCAGGGGTTATCCGCGATTATACATCACCGGATTATCCCTACGAGACTGAAGAAGGGGAGGGCATCAAGCTTGAAGACTTTGATGACCGTATCGATGTTGTCCCTGTTTCGGATCCCAACGCATCGACAATGGCCCAAAGAATCATGCAGTACCAAGCGGCCATGCAACTAGCACAACAGTCGCCGGGCCTATATGACATGCCACTTCTCCATCGTGAAATGATGGAGTTGATTGGCATTCCGAATGTGGACAAGATTGTTCCCAAGCCGGATGAAGCCAGTCCCACAGATCCAGTTAGTGAGAATGAAAACATTCTTATGCTGAAGCCTGTGAAGGCGTTTGAGTACCAAGACCATGAGGCACACATGAGAGTGCATATGGTACTCAAGAATGATCCGCAGATTAAGGAACAAATGCAGAACAATAAAATGGGGAGTGCCATTAGTTCTGCCCTAGATGCCCACGTCCGTGAACACCTGGCGTTTATCTTCCGTGATCAAATCGAAGAAGAGCTTGGCGTTCCGCTTCCCCCGACAGATCAGCCGTTGCCCAAGGATGTCGAAAAGCGGCTTAGTGCATTGGTTGCCGACGCGGCTGACCAGATGTTGGGCAAGAAGCAAGCCAAGGCCAAAGCGGAAAAAGACGCAAAGATGCAAAAAGATCCTATTGTGCAGCAGCGTGAAAAAGAGTTGGAGATCAAGCGGGAGGATGTTCAGCGTCGAGCGCAGGCAGACCAGGCCAAGTCACAGTTGGAGCAGCAGAAACTTATGGCCACACAGCAGGCGGGTCAGGAGAAGCAGCAACTTGAGCGTGAGAAGATTGCTTCCAGAGAACGTTCCGATGCTGCTGCACTGGAGCACGAGCGCCAGGAAATGTT